ACCCTGTGATGCTAGGGTAGCCGCATCGTCCTCTGACATGGTGATAGTCATTGAGTACGTGCCGGTGTCCTGACCGTTGTACACATCAGTTTTGGTGACGTTTGAGAAGTTCACCGTACCTTCGATAACTTGACTTGTCATATTGGAATAATCTCCGTTTGTTGAAATAAGTTCCCGTAGGAACACCTATAGTATCTCACGTTCAGAGTCTTTTGTCAAACCCTTTTTACGTGATTGGTACTTTTTGGCATCCTTTTTCCTGTCCTTGTGTGCGCCTCCCTTGTTGTGATCGTGCTTGGCTACAGGATTCCATCGCCTAACTTTAGTAGTCATAAGTCCTCCTGTAGTACTAATGTAGTATTACTCTTTAGTTTAATTCTTTAGTTAATCTTCTTTAGTAATACTTAAGTATATATTATCATAGTTTTCCTGTAATGTCAACACCTCATCCTGTGTAATATTACCGTCAATTTCTATTGACTCCATGTTCTCTAGCTCCCAATGAGTAGAAATAGACACAGCCAAACAATCTGTACACAGGTCATAGTGTACACCCCTAGCGTCTTTCTTCAGTGCTTCAACGTCATCTAATATAACGTCACATGCCTTGCATCTCATCCGTTGTCCTCCGGTCCAAACACTTGTGCGTATGCTTTGCATAGCTCGTTGTAACTCTTGGCCCTGTAGCGTTCCCTGATGACCCCACGGGCCAGAGACACCACCGTGGCAAAGTCTATAAAGTTAAACTCAAACTCTGTCAGGTCTTGAATCATCTGCTCCTGTGACAGATCAGGTTCGTTGTAGTTATACATTTACAGGTCCTCCTCTTTCGGTACTGTGTCAGTCCAGTGATAGGTTAGGGCTATGTACACTGCTATTGGAATCCACAATGGCGCAGTTACAAGCGCAAACAGCACAGCTAATACTCTATACATATCAATCACCTAAAAACACATCTGCTAAAATAAAAACGACTAGTGTTCCGACCACCAAGTATATCACACTGCCTCCCTGCCGTACCATTTCATAGGGATACCACGGGCGTCCCAATCGTCTGCTTTGTAATTGTAGTACACCTGATAGCCTAACACAGCGTCATCGCGTTTGCACTCGTCTGGCATACACTGTGGTGGATCAGTGAAGTCACCGTCAGGAATGCCTCTAGGAGCGCGTGAGAGCGTCTGTGCGTGGTTTTCTATTGTCTTGTGTACCTTACCATAGCGCCTGAAATACTCCCAGCCTAGAGCGCCTAGGTGCTTTTGTAGCCAATAATAGTTTTGCCAGTTTTGCCTAGCCCAGACTGCACTAGGGTGGTTCTTGTGCGTAGACTTGTACGCAATCTGTCCACCGTCAAGCTCGTTGTGTGCCGTAGAGAGTAGCTGTGCTGTCTCCAGAATCATTTTTACTACGTGACGGTCACACTGTAGCCTAGCGGCCTCGTGTGGATCACGGTCTAGGTAAAATATGTTCACTTGTCGTCCCCCTGTATGCTTTCGTAGCACCAGACATGGTAACACATATCGTGTTCATCTGTCACCATATCAAACTCGTGGTGTACAGTCTCGTTACAGTATTCACATTCCATATTAGTCCCCGTGGTCAGTCGGTAGATAATCTTCACCCGCTAAAACTTCATCCTGTATTATACTTTCAAAGTACTCCACGTTCCAGCCCTCGCGTAAATCTCTGTCGCCTACTGTGATCTTGTCAATGGTCAAAAGATCCTGATAGTCATCTCTGTCTAGCGTCCAGTGAATAACTACGTCAAGCGTTGCCCATTCACAGTCTACCTGTGTTTCCGTTTGGTGTTGTCCGTATCGTGTAGACATTTATAATCCCTCTTCACTAAATATTATCCAAGCGGCTATTACTAGACAGCCCATGCCCCATATCCATATTACGTCAGTTTCCATTAGTCAATCCCTCTCGTATGCCTTGTACTCACTCATAACGCTTAGACGTACCACTACACAGTCTAAGTCAGAGTGTAACCTAATGTGTTCTATCATGCAATCCCTAGCGGCCCATTCATCCGTGAATACTCCCTCTTCATACCACTTGCCATTATTTTCACTCCTATAGTACAGGGCGAACGCTGGATAGCCCTTGTCGACTGTGTCACTCTCAGACCCTACCAATTCTGCAATTTTCATACTAGTACCCTCCTGTTAACCTGATACTCAGGTCTTGATCGTCTGCCTCAAATGTTAAGCCTAACACGACCAGTTTGTAAATGCCCGCATAAAATGCGTCATCTGTCTTGTAACATATTACCATTAGTCAAACCTCCCGATTTTAGTCTCGCCGGTATCGTTATCACGGATCGCTGTGATTGAATAAGGGTAGCAGTACATAGTAAACCTGTCAAGGTATCCTATGGTGGCATACGGTTGCAAGTCTGGATCATCTGGTGACTGATACGCGCCACAGTCTGCCACAGTCCCGCCAAACGGGTACTGAAATCCCCCGTAACCATATATCTCGTCCATCGCCTGTGTCACCTGCTCTAGTGTCTCGCCCTCCTGTGTAGCGTGGATAAAAAACTCTGGTATCAGTCCTAGGTACTCCCGTGTGATCTCTGGGTATACCTTAGATGGGTCCCACTGTACGCTGTAATCTTTCATAATCCTGCCTCCCGTAGTTTGTCCTGCATCTGTGAATTGCTTACGTGGTCATCAAACATTTGTGGCACGTTTATGCCCCACCATAAATTCGCACCATCTGAATCTAGCGTGGCGAATGAATCTTTAGACGCGTCCACTAACACCACTTGTTTCCACATTCCCGAAATCTTTACCCAATCCCCTACAAATACAATCATCCTGTTACCCTCTCGCTATTACGTTTCGCTGTCGCTTTTCCATTGTGCGCCCGTGTCCTATGTACGTGACCACGGATACGCTCTTATCCCAACAGGCGCGACACTTGTCACACTTGCCTTGCCTTGTGTATGCCTCGCACACTACACTACCCTGTGGCACTGTGTCAAGCGTTGCAATGGTAGACGTAGTGCTACCCTGTATAGTCTCACCTGTAATGCTGTCGGATGACAGACGGACTACCACGTTTGACAGTGCTTCCAGACGCGCCAGCACTAGCCCAAACTTTGCAAACTTGTGCATCCGTGTCGGTATCCAGTGACGGACCCATGGCGTTCTCTCGCAGACTTCTAGGATTTTCCTAGCGAGTCTAATGTCATACATGTCGCCAGAGTCAAACCATCTGAAATAGCGGTCATTGTCTAACTCTGTCACCATGTCACCCACCCAGCTATCCCGCTTCCAATCTTCCCGGTTATGCTCGCGTGGTGCTTTAACATTCTTGAAACGGTAGTTACCCGTTGTCGCATAGCATCCTGAACAAGCGGGAACCAGTGCGCCTGTGGCGTCTCTGGAAGCCGGACATGTGTCCAACGCTTGCAGTGACCATGATCTACACGGCATCTTTGATGCCTTCGATAGTTTTAACATGGGTATATCTCCCGTGATTGGTTTAGCAGTAGACCCAGAGTGTAACCTAGGCCTACCACTAACGCAACCTCCTATAGTCTTAAAAGTTTAGCTGATACCCAGCGAGGGAACCAGAGTTTTACAATCACTGGATACCGTATGTAAGGGTGACTCACTTCCCTCCGGAGTATAGACCACAGGCGCGTCTCGTGATCGTACTCCGCATAGTACCGTCCAAATATCTTTTGCATGTCTCTATCTCTCCCTATTCTACTAGTGCTTCATAAATTTCGTTTAACGCGAATTCAAAGTCAGCAGTGTCTAACGGTTCCCCGAACGCTTCAGAATCCCACCCATTGCGCCTTGCGCCTGTCATCTCCCCGTCCGTTACTGCCAGTAAAGACACCAGTACTTTGCGCTGTTGTTCTGTCAGTTTAATTGTGGTCATGTCTCTACATCTCCTGTGGTGTAATGTCGTTTCGATAGGTGCGGCACTCTGTCATGGTGACTTCATATCCTTCGCTCTTTGGAAACTTGTCACTCATAAGGTGCAACATGTCCAGCGCGTCTTCCAGAAGCATATTTGACATTGATCGCTCATGAGTCGCAAATAAATGCCGCCCGTTTTGTGATACGTTGATCTCATAACCCATGCTGTCTCTCCAATGGGGTGGCATGTGTTCCCCGTCGCCATGTGTGTATATTGGGGGATAGCGAGCCTGTTGTAAAGCGTAAATATTACCATAAATTCCCTGGGACAAACTGTTGACAGCACAGCCTGTTGTGTGCTTGCAATTCCCTGAAGTCCCTACCATAGTTTGCCCCGTGTTGTCACGTAAATATTACCCTTGACAGGTTAGACTGTTGTATGCTTGCGATTGGCTAGAGGGTCCAACACAGGCTCACACACTTGTCAACCCGTGTTTACCTGTGAATATTCCCAGTGTTGAAACGCTTGACAACCCGTGTCATCTGTGGTAGGCCTTTGGGCCTCGTGATTACCACAGTCTGCGCCTCGTGTCAACCCTTGGAGCCTGTGAATAATACCAATGTTTATCCTTGCAAGCGTGGTGGTCTTGTGTTAGACTGAAGGGTGGGCCTTTGTTTTGACACGGGGGGAGGGGGTTGACTTGTGTTAATTATAGTTGTACCCTCTTGTCCACTTAAAAGGGTAAAATTAGCTAAAAAATAGGTAAAAAAGAGTAGTTTTAACCCGTGTACAACCTGTTGATTTACCTCGTGATTAAACACAGGGGCGGCTACAAGGGTAAATGTAGTGTCCCTATGTGTTACTTGTGACTTATTTACTACAAATAAAGCTTGACTTTTGAGTAAAAGTATGGTATAATAATAGGCAGATACTAGGATGTATTTAGTAGCACAGGTGTAGGGCTAAGTTTACAACTAAACCGTTCGTATAGATCCCCTCATCTGTTACACCTAGGCAGGGGACTCATGCGAACTAGCGTTAAACACAAGGATACAGGAGAATGTCTGTAGATGACACCCTAGAAGCCCAAGCAGAGGCTAGAAAAGAAGTAAATTTACGTAAGCGGTCTAGAGGCAGACCAAAAAAGAAAGAAATATCAGCTAAATCTAAGGGCGGCAGAGGAGTCCGTGGGCGTCCAAAGGGTGATGCTTCTATAATTAATGAGTACAAGGCTCGTATGCTAGCGAGTCCTAAGTCAGCTAAGGTACTAGAGACGATATTTGAGGCCGCACTCGACCACGACCACAAGAATCAAGCGGCGGCTTGGAAACTAGTAATGGACAGAATACTACCTGTTGGTGCATTTGAGAAAGAGGTGATAAAAGACAATGGAAGAAGTGCAATACAGATTAACATCACTGGTGTCGGAAGCACAGAAATTCTTGAAGGCACTACAGACGGAAGCACAATTGAGGGTGAGTACTCTCAAGAGTAGAATCTCTGGTTGTGACTGCGGTTGTAAAGAGTGTCGAGAGGAAGATTCTTGAGATACTTCACAGTAGACGAGTTCAACTGTCAACACACAGGCGAAAACAACATGGAGCCTGAGTTTATGGAGTTAGTAGATGAACTTAGAGATCGTTGTGGTTTTCCGTTTGTTATCACTAGCGGCTACAGGTCACCCCAGCACCCGATAGAAGCAAACAAAGATGTACCGGGAACCCATTCGCAAGGAATAGCGGCAGACATTAAAATAACTAACTCTGCCCAACGGTACACGCTAATAAAAGAAGCTTTGTCTATGGGTTTCGCTGGGGTTGGTGTCGCTAGTGATTTTATTCATGTAGATACACGGGGTTCTGCTCCGGTAATCTGGACCTACTGATTATGATTACTTTTCTAGGGGCTGATTGGTGTCCTGCTTGTGTAAAAACAAAGAAAACCCTAAAAGAACTCAACATGGCTTACAAGTACGTTGAGATACCTCCCGGTCAAGCTGGCTGGGACCTAGTGGAAACAATGACAGGTAAGCGGTCTATTCCACAAATATTCTACCACTTTGGTGGATCTAGAGATTTTAATGAAGCCCTAAATAGTATAGGAGAACTTGCTAAATGAAAGTCATTACAACAGCACTACTAACGGCGTTTCTCGCCCTCGCTCTGGGATGCGCCTCGACTAATGAACTGTACTACGAGTCAGTACAAAAAACTGCAGAAGCTAACTCACGGGCAATGCAAGCCAAGTTTGACGCCCTCTCTGCTATTGCTTCTTCAGGTGACGGTCAGGCCGCTAGTGCCGCTGTAATGGCTTTAGCTCTAACGAGCACCCCTCACTCACAACCTATCCCGCAAAAGTCTGAGGCTATTCAGTGGGCGTCTATTTTAGCGTCTCCTGTGACCTCTCTAGGCATGATGTGGATGCAAGCAGACTCAGCTAAGACTATGGCTCGCACGAACGCGAGAGTTGATCTAGCGCAAGTCAAGGCAGACGCTGAAACCCAACAAGCACTCTACGGCAGTTTTTCTGATATTTCTAACGCAGGGTTTACTGCCGTTGGAAACGTAGACTACATGCCTTTTGTTGACGGCATGGTTACTCTGGGAACGGCTGGTATTGACGGGGCTGTTAATTTAGGAAATGCTGGATTTGATTCTAACGTTACGTTAGGAACTGCTGGCATCACTGGTGCAGTTGACGTAGCTAACTCTGCGATTACCGGAGTAGTAAACGTCAGTACCGTAGGGTACGAAACAATGCTAACTTTGGACCAAGGCAACAACAGTTTGTATGGAAGTGTTATTACGGACTACACCGCCATGGTCCGCGAAATAATGAGTGGCATTAATAATACGTCTACTACCAGTACTGCTGAAAGCGCCTACGGGTTTGCCAAAGATTACTGATTTAAACGTACAGCTACTACCGTGGCAACAAGAAGTCTACTCTGATACCACTAGGTTCAAAGTAGTAGCCGCAGGCAGAAGGACAGGGAAGTCCCGCCTAGCCGCTTGGATGTTGATAATTAACGCCCTACAGTCCGATAAAGGACAAGTTTTTTACGTTGCGCCCACCCAAGGGCAAGCCCGTGATATCATGTGGCAGACCCTTATGGAGCTAGGACACCCTGTGATTGCGGGTTCGCATATTAATAACCTGCAGATCAAGCTGGTCAACGGGGCCACGATTAGTCTCAAGGGAGCCGACAGGCCTGAGACAATGCGTGGTGTGTCCTTGAAGTTTCTCGTGATGGACGAGTACGCAGACATGAAGCCTGACGTATGGGAGCAGATCCTCCGTCCAGCACTAGCTGACCAAAAGGGATCAGCGATGTTCATAGGTACGCCTATGGGCAGGAACCACTTCTACGAACTGTACAAACTTGCGGAGCTAGGGGACGATGAAACTTACAAGGGGTGGCACTTTACCAGTTATGACAACCCACTCCTCGACCCTGAAGAAATTGATACGGCAAAGAAGTCAATGTCGAGCTACGCCTTCCGACAAGAGTTTATGGCCTCATTTGAAGCAAGAGGCTCCGAAATGTTCAAAGAAGATTGGGTCCACTACGGAGAAGAGCCAGAGGTTGGAGACTACTACATAGCTGTTGACTTGGCTGGTTTTGAGGAAGTAAACAAGAAACGGACGAAGAATACAAAACTAGATGAAACCGCAATCGCTGTCGTTAAAGTTAGTCCTGATGGTTGGTACGTTGATAACATTATACACGGGCGGTGGAGCCTTGACGAGACTGCCACCAAGATATTTCAGGCCGTTAGAGACTACAGACCCGTTAGCGTTGGTATTGAAAGAGGAATAGCAAAGCAAGCGGTTATGAGTCCCCTCACGGACCTACAGAAGCGGTACGGGACGTTCTTCCGTGTCGAAGAGTTAACCCACGGTAACAAGAAAAAGACTGACAGGGTTATGTGGGCGCTACAGGGACGCTTTGAAAACGGTTACGTATCTATTAACAAGGGTGAGTGGAACAACAGATTCTTAGACCAGTTGTTTCAGTTTCCAGATCCACTGACCCACGATGACTTGGTTGATGCGCTAGCGTACATAGACCAATTAGCACAAGTAGCGTACAGTTACGACTACGAAATAGACGAACATGAGATACTAGACGTAGTAGCAGGGTACTGACATGAGCATGTTTTGGAAAGAGTTTACAAAGAGTTTACCTAGTAATAAAGTTTTCAGACCTTTTAACACCTACGGAATATACGCAATCGGTGCTGTAGTGTTTTTTACACTAGGGTACTGTGTTGCTATGATTTAAGGAACCTAAGATGGCAGAAGAAATCTATAGCCAAGATCCTCTGATGATAGAGGAGTCGTTGGAAGAGTGGGTGATGACCAAGTGTGAAAACTGGAGAGATCACTATGAATCAAACTACGAACAAAACTTTGAAGAATACTATCGGCTATGGCGAGGTCAGTGGGACCCTGCTGACTCCGAAAGAGCGTCAGAGCGTTCTCGCATTATCTCTCCTGCGCTTCAGCAGGCTGTAGAATCTAACGTAGCAGAACTAGAGGAAGCCACGTTTGGTAGAGGTAAGTGGTTCGACATTACGGACGATGTTAATGACCAAGACAATCAAGACATAGCGTACCTCCGCAAGAAACTGTCTGAAGACTTTGAGGCCTGTAAAATACGCAAGGCTGTTGCTGAGTGCTTGATTAACTCTGCCGTCTTTGGTACAGGAATCGGTGAGATTACTCTAGAAGAAATCAAAGAAATGGCCCCGGCTACACAGCCCATCATGGACGGACAGTTGACCGCCGTGGGTGTTAACATTACAGACAGGGTTGTAGTCAAACTGAAACCCGTGTTGCCTCAGAACTTCCTGATCGACCCCGTAGCTACGTCAGTAGATGACGCTATGGGTGTGGCTATTGATGAGTTTGTGTCTAAGCACAGCGTAGAGATACTACAGGAGCAGGGTGTATACAACGATGCTCTCATTGAGTCTGCCGCACCCGATGCAGACCTAGAGCCTGACCAAGACCTCACGATTTACAACGACGATAAAGTACGTTTGACTAAGTACTACGGTCTAGTGCCTCGTGAGTTACTTGAAAACGAAGGCGTAGACGTAGAAGAGGACTCTAAATACGTAGAGGCTATCGTAGTTATTGCTAACGGTGGTACGCTTCTGAAGGCTGAAGCTAACCCTTACATGATGAATGATCGTCCTGTTGTTGCGTTTCCTTGGGACGTAGTACCCGGACGCTTCTGGGGCCGTGGTGTTTGTGAGAAGGGCTACAACAGCCAGAAGGCGCTTGATACAGAGCTACGAGCGCGTATTGACGCACTGAGCCTTACGATTCACCCAATGCTCGCTATAGACGCTACACGGCTTCCTCGTGGGGCTAAACCAGAAGTACGCCCCGGAAAAATGATCCTAACCAATGGAGATCCTCGTGAAGTACTTCAGCCATTTAACTTTGGACAGGTCGGACAAATTACGTTTGCACAGGCCGCATCGCTTCAGCAGATGGTTCAACAGGCTACAGGAGCAGTTGATTCAGCAGGAATTGCTGGCAGTGTTAACGGTGAAGCTACTGCCGCTGGCATTAGTATGTCTCTTGGCGCTATTATTAAACGCCATAAGCGCACTCTGATCAACTTCCAACAGTCGTTCCTACTCCCGTTTGTAACCAAAGCCGCATACAGGTACATGCAGTTTGATCCTGAAAACTATCCTGTATCTGACTATAAGTTCAATGCCACAAGCACTCTAGGCATTATCGCTCGTGAGTACGAGGTAACACAGTTGGTGCAACTCTTGCAGACTATGAAGCAAGACAGCCCACTGTACCCTGTGCTTATCCAGAGCATTATTGACAACATGAACCTCAGTAACCGTGAGGAACTCATTGCGGCAATGCAACAAGCGGGACAGCCCAATCCTGAAGCACAGCAGATGGCTCAGATGGCTCAACAGACTCAGATAGAGTTTCAGCAGAGTCAAACTGCCGCCCTCGCCGCACAAGCCGCTGAGTCGCAAGCCAGAGCATCTAAGTACGACATGGAAACACAGTTGCTACCAGAAGAGTTACAAATTGAAAAACTGGAAGCAATCACAAGGAATCTCAAGGAAGGGGATCAAGAAGACAAGGAGTTTGAGCGACGCTTAAAAGTGGCAGACGCCCTGCTAAAAGAAAGGCAAATAGAAGGAAAACGTCCTAATGCTAATGACACAAACCGAAATGACCAAATTTCTAGACCAGATCAACCAAGCGTTCAAAGACCAGTTCGACAAATTGGACTTACTGGAGAGCCGGGTCAAGGATCTGGAGGAGAAAGCTAATGCCACAGAAAAAGGACCCAAGGCTGGCGCGAGCAGGAGTAAGCGGGTACAACAAGCCAAAGAGGACGCCTAACCACCCATCTAAGTCGCACGTAGTTGTAGCTAAGTGTGATGACGGTAAGGTTAAGACTATACGATTTGGACAGCAAGGAGTTAGTGGTGCTGGAAAAAGTCCTAAGACTGCTAAGGAAAAAGCGAGGCGTAAGTCCTTTAAGGCTCGTCACGCTAAAAACATAGCCAAGGGCAAATGCTCTGCGGCTTATTGGGCAAACAAAGTCAAATGGTAAGGAGATAATTATGCCATACGGACCCGGAACATACGGAAGCAAAGTAGGAAGACCCCCAAAAGCTAAAAAGAAAAAGAAAGCTTCAGCTAAACCAAAGCGCAAAACAGGCGCTCGTAGGTCTATGTAATGGCTAGGGGACTATACAGCAATATTCATGCTAAACGCAAGAGAATTGCCGCAGGATCAGGAGAAAAGATGCGTAAACCCGGATCAAAAGGCGCTCCTACGGCTAAAGCCTTCAAAAAGGCCGCTAAAACAGCCAAAAAGAAACGGTAATAATACCCACAAATAACACTTGACTTTTAGTCAAAAATATGTTATAATAGGAGATATAGAGACAACCTTATGGCCTCACTAGATCAAGAAACAGAACAGTATTACAATAAGTACTTTGACCTGTTTAACAACCCCGGTTGGAAGCAGTTAATCGAAGAACTACAACAGAACGCTCTTGTAATCAATAGTGTAGAAGCAACTAAAGATGAGAACGATTTGTATGTACGTAAAGGACAACTAAACGTACTAGCGTATGTTCTCAACTTTGAGACAACTACTAACAACAATTACGAAGAGCTAGTTAGTGATGATTAAAGTATTTGATTTTCGCTGTACTAACGGACATATCTTTGAAGAATTTGTAGATGGAGACACTACAACCAGTAGGTGCGGTTGTGGAGCCAACGCTACAAAAATCGTTTCAGCAACTCAACACATACTTGACGGTGCATCTGGGGACTTCCCCGGCAGACACATGAAGTGGGTACGTGAACGCGAGAACGCTGGGCGATCTAATCGGGAATCCTAATTTTAGGACATTTTCCATTTTAATTCTCCATAACCTATAAAGGCGGGGTAAGTTTACATTATGTCACGAGCACAATTACTTGATGAGCGTCCAGAAGAGGAAGCAACGGAAACAACTGAAGAACTAACCACAGACACTGTAGAGACTCCTCAAGAAGAGGAACAACCTCAAGAAGCAGTAGATGATCTTCCAGAAAAGTACCAAGGTAAATCTGTCGAAGACCTCGTACAGATGCACCAAGAGCTTGAGAAGTTTTCAGGCAAACAGAGTACGGAAGTTGGTGAGTTACGAAAGGTCGTTGATAACTACATTCAGACAGAACTCTCAAACCAACGAGCACCTCAACAACAGCAACAAGAAGAAGATGACGTAGATTTCTTTGTAGATCCGCAGAACGCTGTTAATAGAGCTATAGATAATCACCCTAAGATTAAAGAAGCGCAAGCTTACACACAACAAGCAAAACAACAGGCTACTCTTTCACAGTTGAAATCCAATCATCCTGAAATGGAGAGTATACTAAAAGATCCTAAGTTTGCTGAGTGGATCAAAGGGTCAAAAGTCCGAACACAGTTGTTTGTTCAGGCAGACCAAGGATACGACTACGATGCCGCTGACGAACTGTTTAACCTCTGGAAAGAGAGAGCAACAGTTGTACGGCAGACTGCCAACGTTGAAAAACAGGCACGTAAGAACACTCTGAAGTCAGCTAGCACAGGCAACGCTCGCGGAACAGCAGAAGGGACACGCAAGAAAGTTTATCGTCGCGCTGACATTATTAAACTTATGCGAACAGACCCAGAGCGTTATCAAAGTCTTTCAGACGAATTACTGAAAGCATACGCAGAGGGTCGAGTTCGTTAGCCTATAAAGGAGAATTAAAATGGCTAATGAAACCTCTGGTACATATTTTACAGCTAATGCTGTAGTAGACAAAACTGCGGCGGGTACTTTTATCCCCGAAATTTGGTCCGATGAAATCATCGCCGCTTACCAAAAGAACCTGAAGATGGCTCCCCTTGTCAAGCGTCTGTCAATGACCGGCAAGAAGGGTGACGTTATTCACATTCCTAAGCCTATCCGTGGTTCAGCTAATGCTAAAGCAGAATCTACCGCAGTAACTATTCAGGCTAATCTTGAGACAGAGTTGCAAGTCACTGTAGACCGCCACTTTGAGTACTCGCGTCTGATTGAGGACATTGTAGAGGTACAAGGCTTGTCCTCTCTGCGTCAGTTCTACACTGAAGACGCTGGTTACCAACTGGCTCTGCAAGTTGACACTGATCTTATTAACGCCGCTACTGGCTTTGGTGACGGTACTCGTACCGCTTCTCCTGCTAACACTGGCGCTAATTGGGTAAACAGCAACAGCTATTACTTCAATGCCGCCGCTGGCCTTGCCGCGTATGCCGCTGACACTGTTACTTCCGGTGACAACTTCACTGACCTTGGTTTCCGTGAGGCTATCAAGAAGATGGACGATGCTGACGTACCTATGGACGGACGAGTTCTCGTAATTCCTCCTGCTGTTCGTAAGTCAATCATGGGCATTGATCGTTACGTGTCTTCTGACTTTGTTGGAGGCCGTGGCGTTGAGTCAGGTCTGATTGGTAACCTGTACGGTGTAGACGTTTACGTTTCTAGCAACGCTCCTGTTCTGGAAGTTGCTGGTCAAAACTCTGCGTCTACCGCTGATACTCGTGGTTGCTTGTTCTTCCACAAGGATGCGTTGGTAATGGCAGAGCAACTCGCTGTACGTTCTCAGACTCAGTACAAGCAGGAATACCTGTCTACGCTGTTTACGTCTGACACGCTGTACGGCGTTGAGACTTACCGCCCAGAAGCAGGATTCATCCTCGCTGTCTGCGACGAGTAAAACTCTATGGGGGTCGCAATGGCCCCCTTTTACTTAAACGTCTTTAGCACAGGGTGTTTAACTAAAAGAATAATAGGGTGACCTTATGACTGATTACGTAAAATCTACAAACTTTACTGCTAAGGACTCTTTGCCTTCAGGTGATGCTAACAAGGTTATCCGTGGTTCAGAGTTTGACACAGAATTTACCGCTGTTTCGGTTGCGATAGCTACTAAGGCTAACACCGCTGGCCCCACGTTTACTGGTACTGCTACGTTTGACGGGTTGACCGCGACAGGAACTGTTAACCTTACAGGGGCTAACGTATCTACTAACATTGACGGCGGCACTATTGATGGTGTAACCATTGGTGGTTCTACTCCGGGTGCTGGAACATTTACATCTCTTGTAGCAACTACAGCGGACATTAACGGAGGAACGGTTGATGGCGTTACTATTGGTGGATCTAGTGCTGGCTCCGGTACATTTAGCTCTCTTGTGGCTACGACTGCTGATATTAATGCTGGCACTATTGATAATACTGTTATTGGAGGCAGTACACCAGCCGCTGGTAGCTTCAGCACTGCTGATATTAACGGCGGTACTGTTGACAACACAGTAATTGGGGGAGCAAGCCCTGCGGCTGGAACATTTACCACAGTATCAGGAACCACTGGTACTTTTTCAGGGGCAGTTTCAGGAACCACAGGAACTTTTTCTGGTGCTGTTACAGGCTCTAACTTAAACATATCTAATTGGGATGCCGCTTTTGGGTGGGGAAACCACGCCTCACAAGGATACTTAACTACAGTTACTTTTTCTAATTTAGATGCTGGTTCAGTTACTACGTCTAGTGAAACTTTTGCAAACAGCGATACACAAATACCAACTAATGCCGCTGTTCGTAATTGGGTGCTAACTACGTATCCAACTATTGTAGAACAAAATGACCTCACCGCTAACGTAACGTGGGCCACAGTACCTGATGCTTATATTAGTGCATCGTCTGTGACGCAACACGTAACCGTTCCCACAGTTAACCACTTTACAGCAATGTATGCCCAAGGAGCTATATAATGGCTGAAACAATTAAAGAACTAACTAATGCCACAGTTACTGACGCATCTTTGTCTAATGATGGAAGTCGTTTAGCTGTGTTTACAAACGATGCTAACACAACAAGAGTTGTTAGAGAAGTTCAAGTACAAGATACTACTTTTAATGCTGGTGACGCTACGTTTGAAATTGACGGTACTACTATTGGAGACTCATTTGAAGACTCTAGCGGTAATGTTGTTGTACCGCCTAGTAAAAGTTTTGACATAAAACTTGCTACTCCTGTTGCCCCCGCAACAAAATCATCATTAACTTTTAGGTACACAAAATATGTAAATAATAGCCAATTAGACGTTATTCCAGTAACAGGCTTGGAAGTAATTGGAACTAAAGACTCTAGATTTGCATACGATTTTTCAGGGGCAAACCTAAGTACTACTGTTTCAGTCGGATCGCTTACAGACATGATACCGCCTCTTAACGACGATCTTACTGGTAATGGAACTGATGTGCGTTTTTACTTTTATCAAATTCCAGCAGAAAATTTGTATTACCACATTAGAATGGACAACAATTCTGATTTCGTGTTTTTTAAAACAGAATACTCTGGAGACGGAGGCCCCGGATCTACTCGTGTTTCCACGACACAAATAGAATCCCGTAGTTACGGCGGTGGCGCTTTTGATTGGAAAAATAACAAACTTTATTATAAAGCAGGTGCTGAAATTAAAGAGTTTGATCTAACAAAAGCTGGAGGACTTTCTATTAGTGATTCCACCAATCACTCAGGCATGTATAGTACGCAGTCTTCTTACGGAACAGGAGCTTTTTGCAATAACCATTATTTTTATAGTTACAGTGGTTCTACGTATGTTAGAAACATGGCAAAAAATACTGGATATGGGTATTTTTCAACTTATAACAATAGTTCTTATCCAAGAATTATAGTTTTGTACAACGAAACTGAAAACAGGTTTTACGCAATACAAGGTTACAGCCAGATGAGCAACGCTGGCATGTACTCCTTTGATGCTTCCTTAACAGATAATACTACAGCTGGTTACACCATTAGTCGAACTGAAATAACAAGTAATTTTATGAGCTACATGAATGGAATTGCTAATAACAATAATTTTAACCCGTACCTTACCAAACTAGAAGCAGTAGATACTAATTTGCTTTCTGTTCCCTATGATAATAATTCAACAAGGCTGTACAAGGCTGAAAATAATGGACTAACTTACACAGGAATATCAATCAATATTTCGGGTAATAATAACACGGCTTTTCCTACTAATGCCACTTATCAATCAATAGCTCCTATTGGTGCTATTAACGAAACCGCCTCCAACCTACCCCTGTCAAATTATACTATTTCGGCAGGAAAAATCCGAACGCAAGGCGTAGAAATTACTTGAGGATACTGATATGTCTTTAACACCAGCTTCAACCGGAAGTGCTAGTTCTGTTGACTTAACAAGACCAACTTCCGTAACTGTCGTAAGTTCCACAGGGATACCAACCAATGATGCCGCGTGGACTACAACGGCTCCTAAAACTCTCTACACGGCTCCAGCCGACTGTAGATACGTAAAAATTTATTGGAGAAAGTCTACCCAAAGCTCCTCTTCCAGCTCTTTTTCTTACGCGGCGAGTTATTTTGGCGCAACTCAAACCTCAACAGATTACTATTATATGAAAGTAACTAATAGTGACGATACGGTGTCTAGAGAAATTTTTAGAGGTTCTCATACATCTAACGGCTATTGGTATTTTAATCATTTTGGTAACACTCCAAACGTTACTAACGGAAACAGTGATCCCTATATCCGCGATGGGGATGTTTTTGTTTCGTCGGGTACTCGGTCTTTTGTGATGGACGGGAGTATTTTTGTCTTAGCCCCCGGAGAAAAACTGGAGCTTTGGACCGGAGACAGTAGCCACAGCGATAACTACAGAGCAAACTTTGAAGCGTGGGTGTACTAATGAATACATATATTGAAGTAGTCGGAACGAACATTGTTGGCTGGAGTTCTGGAGCACCAGCAACTGAAAACTATTTTCACTTTGATTTTATTCCTGAAAAGCCCTTAGAGGCTTACGAGTATGTAGAAGTTACAGAAATCATAACTGTACCAGACCCTAAAGATCCTGAAAACTCTACTATAGAAGAAGAGATGGTTTCTGGTTACGTTGTTCAAGAACGCGCTGATTGGGTAGAACCTGAGATTCCTGAAGAGGTGTAGTAATGGACGAGTCCGCAAAGCAAATAATTGATGTAGTGAGTGTAGGGACTATGCTAGGAACTATTGGTTCTATTTTACCGCCTGTATCTGCCTTATTTACTATTGTATGGGTCGGAATTAGGATATGGGAAACAGATACGGTACAGGGATTCCGTAAGAAACACGAAGACTAATATGTGGACTACTCTTATTGGTCCCCTTGCTGGACTCGCTAAAAACTGGTTAAACAACCGACACGAGCAGTCACAAGCAAAACACGTAGCTAAACTAGAAGTAATCAGAAACACAGCTACGTGGGAACAAGAGATGGCGGCGGCTAGTGCCACCTCGTGGAAAGACGAGTGGTTCACTGTGGTACTG